TTTCTTTAATAGTTCTTTGTTCATACTTTATCTGCTCCTAATCCTACGCCATACAACTTCAAACGTATCTGGTTTCAACATAACTTCCCACCCTTGAGGAATGCGCTCAGGGAAGAGGCTTGTCTTACCGTTACTGTGTTTGTATAACTTCATTATTCAACTCCGAAATGATTTTTTATATAATCTTCTGCAATAACAGGAGTGTGTCCCCATTCAGTTTCAAGTGACACATAAACATTGGGAAATAATCCAGCACATTCGATTACAATTAATCGAGCAAACTTTTCTTTGTCAAAAAATTCTCGTGTGTGAGTAATTCCTGTATCTGGGTTAACGATATCGATAACATCAGTGGCTTGCTCGGCAAGTTTTTGAATTCGTATATTCATCCTGGGTAACTCGCTGACAGTACTGCACTAATAGTAGAGGAATTATCGCTCAACTTAATAAGATCATACTTACCACAAAATTTTAAGAATTGAGCACCCACCATCGGTCGATTAAGTGTTATACTTCCTTGTTCAATAGTTTCTGCAATCTTAACTTTAATGTTGTCGGGTTGTGCCGTTAGATCGACCAGTACACGATTTCTATTATAATCGTCTAATACCTTGTGCTCTTGTTTATTATGGTCAATCCATTTAGTTAACATTAGGTTATTCCAAGCGAATCCTTTGTTTTTCAAATCGCTGAAAGCTTCTTGTAATTTAGTTTTACGAACTCCGGGATAGGCACTAAACACATTGTCTGTGGGATCTCCTCGCATACATTTTTCGAACAAGATCCATTCGGGGTCAGGAATAACTTTAGGTAGTTTAGTTTTCTTATCAATAACAGGCTTACCCTTCTTGTCAAGAATTCCCTCTAGCGTATGTAATTCATCTGCTATCCCATTGTATTGATTGACATTGTCAGCCAGCAACTGATGAAAATCAGTGTCACTGCTTACAATGGTGTGGTGATCCTGAGGGTGTGCTTGGATCCATCCTGCCACCAAGTCATCTGCTTCCAACTCTTTGTGCTGGAGAACAGTACAATTGGTGCGTTCGGATAAGAAAGTTTTAAGGTCGTCAAAAGCTTCCCAAAACAGTCGATCTTCTTCTGCTTCTTTTTCTGTGAGCGCGGCCCGGGCAACTGCACGGTTCTTCTTGTAGGGTTCATAAAAATCCTTGCGCCAGCTACGACCTTCAAGGCAGAACACTACATGGTCTGCTTTTTGATCTCGCCATGCTTTGTTTACACTGGCAAGAGTTACGTGAATAGCAAAACCTAGTTTATCCCATGTGTCGCTTTGACGATGGGCACTGTGTCTTGCACGAAAGAATGTATTGGCTGTGTCAACAATAAGATATCGCATAGTGCAGTAATAATAGCAGTTTATTCGTTATTTGTCAACTTTTCTAAAAATAATTTCGCTATTAATTTATGAGTTTCAGGACCGTAATGCATACCATCTCTGGCATAATCTAATATTTGGTGTTCTGTAAAAATTTTACCTTGTGTATAGTTAACAGTATTATGACCTAACAAATCTACAATTAGTTTATTTTTATAAAATCGTTGTTTCGAAATTGCCTGATCCATGTTCCATGTGTGCTCTAATAGACTATTCTGTGGTATTATAAAATGTGCTTTTTCGTCAGTGTACATTTCGAACCTTACAAAATCAGGCCAAAGAATGAATACCGTATTAATTTGAAATAAACCAGTAATGTTAGTTAAAATTCTAGCAACTGTATCTGTGGTCCCGGCCCCTAAACCCAAATTAAGCATGGGGTAAGGTCTGGATTTTTCTATTAGGCTAGGCCATATACTCTCGACAGGATTGCCTACACCCATGGTATGACTACACCCCAATGCTACATCAATTTCTTTTCCTATTAAAGAGTTAAAATCGTAAGTTCTGAATCCTTCGCAGCTATAGTTATATGTTATATCTATTTTCTGCCATTTAGAAGATTCTGGATTTTGTTTAAATTTATCAATAGTATCAGTGCCAGACCATGTTGCTTGTGTGCTCTTAGGATTCCAGCTATATGGAATAATTTCTTTGTTCCAGTAGTTGATCATAAATTTATTTTTTTAACTTACTTCACTGCGGCCGCCACCTAAATCTTTTCGTTGAACTCCGGTTACTGGTCTAGGATTGTTAGCTTCGTACTGTTCAAATGTTTCCATAACAACATTTCTACAAACATCTTGGAACCATTGATCAACAATTTGCTGATCGTCTTTGCCTTTGTACCCGGTACGAACTAGCTGGGCTACAAAAAAATCATTCCAATCTAATTCAAATGCACCATTACCGATATTTTCTGGATCCAGTTCTACACTAATTATATTAACGTAAGGTTCGCCTTTTTCCGTGGCAATTTGCTTAGGTGTTTTCTTAGGTTGTGTAGTTTTTTTAGCCCGAGGTGCTTTAGGTGCTGGTTCAGGCGTAGGCAACGTTGTTTCTTCTTTAATAGGCTGTTCTTTATTAAACAGTTTATTGAATATCCCCATATATTATCCTTTTAACATCTTAATAATGGCCTCGTGACGATGATACCAACGATCTTCGACCACAGGGTCGCCTGGGCCCCCGATTATGCGGCGGCCACGCATAGCTACACCCCATACCCACTGACCAGTTGTGTAACAACGACGAGGTATGAAACTATACTTATATTCAAATACTGCTCGATCGTCGAACGGGTCGTATGCTTGGGTCATCTCGTCGCTGGTTGCTGTTCCCATCACTCTAATCCCCACTTAATTTTTAACCAAATGCGTTCATGAATGTAGTAATCGATACTGAGTAAGATATGTAGTGCGGTGGCAAAGCCAGTGGCATTAGCAATATTACCGGTAAACATATAAGTCCATAGAATAGTAAATGACCATGCAGTTAGTCGATAACTAATCATTCTGGCTATTGTTCTTTTTTTCGTTTCCATCACAATGAATCTCCTTTAAATTATTTCCCCCACCCATTGCCCCAAAGGTCAACGTGTAGTCTTGGACTGTAATAGTAGCCTTTACTAACTGCAAAATCGGCCACACGAACTCGATTTTTTTCGTAGGGAGTAACAACACCCCCTTGCGGCATTACGTAGACAGCACCAGTAAATCCGCCTGCTCTGAATTCTTTTACTGCTCGATCCACTTCAGCAAAGTGCTCTTCAGTTTCGACAACAAATTTAAGATATGTATGACCAATTTCTTGATAGCTGGCAACGATCTCAGGACGGATAGCATCTTCCCAACGTTCTCCACTGGCACTTAATTTAGCACTGACACTAAAGGTAAGATTGTTATAAGTTCTGCGATCACCTTTAGAATTTAATTTAGAGTTTAATGTCCAATTAAGTAAATGGTGTCTAAATGCAGGCTGTAGTTCCTGTGTGCCATTTGTTTCAAAAGTTAAATTTTGCAGATCGGCCATGGCAGGATTACTCAACAATTCTTCATAGGCACGTTGCCAACCTAATAAAGGTTCCCCGCCAGTAATAACAAGATGCACGTCATTGCCGTTGTCTTGAACCCATTTATTATTGGGTGTAAGTTTCAACATACGATCCACTAAGTCATTTGTGGCAATGGTGGGACTTAGATCTTTAAATGCTGGATGCCAGCTGGCATAACTGTCACAACCAGTATTTACCAACGGCAAACTGTTGAAGTCTTTGTACAAATGAACGTTTTTTGCAACATCGTCTGCTTCTGTGCTATTAACACCAGGAGCGCATCCAAATCCTGCACATGTAAAGTTACATCCAAATGTTCGCAAGAATACACTGGGCACTCCTACGAATCTGCCCTCGCCTTGTGCTGAATAAAAAATTTCACTGACTTTGAGTTTCATATATATTAGACCATTTTTTAAGTTTTTCTTTTTTGGCATGCTTGGCTAGTTCTAAATTTTCCCAACTGATAATTTGTTGTTCTAATAGAATATCAACCATGGCCAATACATCACCGATTTCCATTTCTAACATTTCGGCATGCCGGTAACCAGTTTTATAATGAACTGTGTCAATACCAAATCTTCTAATTTTACTGACCTCGACTATTACTTCAGCACATTCTTCTTGAAGAATACCCAAGGCTTCTTCATGACTACCCGGATTTAATTTAAACATACTAGTTCCAATGTCGAATTACACCTGCTATAATAAAGCAGTTAGTTATGATGTATGATAACACAATTAAAGTACGAATGCAAGCAATACGATCCGCTTCAGCATCTGTACTGCCTGCCTTTTCTCCCAGCGCCTTAGCCCATATACGCCAAATCGTTTTTATCATTTTTTACTTGGTTTAGGGGGCATGTCGGGGAATGACCCCCAAGATTGTTTTAGTTCCTCTGATACATCGTCAGGACCACCACTATCTACCCATTGTTTACTGATTACAATTTTGGGATTGCCATTAACAATTACGTAGCGGCATAGAAACTCACTGTAATCGTAGGTGCCATCAGGCACCCACTTAAACATTTTGAAATCTGATTCAGAGCTCATGCAAACAAGTCTTTTTTATATTTAAGGGAGTATGTTTTGTTATCTTTAATAACGTCACCACCGATATCGTTGATAGTGTATTTCATATTTAAAACTCTAATACTAAGTGTGACCGATCTCTATGTATAACTTTTTTTGATTTGGAACTCATATCATCATATAAGTTATCGTCGATTACTCTACAATGAATTTTTTCTGCGTCAGGCCACCCGCTTCCAATCGGTAAAGGATGCATACAGAATCCATTTGTTATACAAAATAATCCGCTGAAATTTCTACAAATATTTTCCCATGTTGATGTAAAATCTATTTCTGTAATATGTTCAATTGATTCGCACATGACAATAGTGTCAAACTTTGTGAAATTTATAGCGATATCTTTTATATTACTTTCTATGGCAACAGGAACATTAATCGAATCGCCGAAGTAGTGTTTTGCGGTTTTATTAAACCAATTTTGAACACCTTGTGCAACATCTATTGCAGTGACATTTACACCCATTTTAGACAATGCACACGCTAACTCACCTCTGCCTGGGCCGATTTCTAATACATTTAATGGGGTTCTTGTTTTATTATTTAAGACAAATGATATTTGCTCATCGATATTACTATACTCAGCTGAATTGTTAGGTATAATGCCAAATGCATAACATAAAGAATAAAATTGATCTTCATGCCTTAGAATTTTAGCAGTCCAATTTTCTAAATCGGAATAAAAAAATCCTTCTTTATATACAAAAGTCATGCAAACAAATCCTCATTCCATTCACGATGACCTTCTCGAAAGGCCATGTTAGCCTGTGTTTCGCGAACTTCTACGCGATAGCACCACAAACGAGCAGCTTCGCCCGGCCCCCACATTTCTGGAATATAAACACCATTTACATATTTGTACAACATGTCTGCTAGGCCTTCACAGCCTAGTCTAGGTAGCACCACAATCTTTGCCATGTTCTTTTCTTGTAGCATCTTGAATGTTTCCATTTCTGGATCATCGGCTGCCACAATCAAGGTATGGTCAAATTGATCTTCTAAGATCTTTTTAAGTTCTTTAAGACCACCATAGTCTGCGGCCCAGTTACGGACATCTAAGTCGTTGGTACCAAAGTAAAACTTCATTGAGAAGCTGTACCCGTGGATTAAGTTACAATGGCTGTCTGCTCGCCACTGGCGATAGGCACAGGGAAAAGCATCATGATACTCTTTAGTGCTAGTATATTTGTAACTGACTGGGCCTATGTAAGGCAGGTTGTTTTCTAAGTGTCTGATTAAATCAGCTGTTGAGGATTTTGCCATCTCTAGTCTCCTTTATTTAAGTAGCAAGTTTGATGACATGCAGAATTTTTAGAGAGGGATGAATGCCATGGAAGTCCTCTTGAGATAATATTTATGCCCAGTCGAATACTTTTTCAAATAATTGCTTGGAGACATAAGTTCTATTTCTTTTATTGGATTCATCATTGATGTTGCCAATCGGTTTTTTACCTGTTAATTTAATATGTTCTTCTATGCGTTCACGTTCCATGTCTTCGACTTCTTTAAAAGGAGTGTACGATTTAAAATTATAATTTGTAACGTCCCATACAATAAGTGACAATTTTCTGTGATCTAAATCAATACCATACTCGAGTTTGAAGTCTCGCTCGATAACTAGCCAATCTGCTCCGCTGGAGCCGTCTATTCTCAAATATCCCCAACTAAATGCATGAGCCAATTGACGATATACACGTTCTCCCCAGGTTCTCGAAATGCTTTTAGCAGCACTCATTCCAGTCTTAACTTTGATAGCGTTATCGAATACAAACTCATAGACATATTTGTCAATTTTATAATGTTTAAAAATTTTACATAAATCAGACGGCTCGCTTAATTTGCCGCAATCGATAACGTATTTAGGAAAGCTATTCCAATCGTATTTCATATTACATCCACCAATTTTCGTAAGGAAAAACTATACGTT